TGTGATTTTCATAATAAGTTTTACTGCGGGTAGGAGCAGTATATTTTTTCAAATGTTCCTTTAGTTTTATAATTTCATCTTCTAATGATGAAATTTTTTGTTTTAGTAATTCGTTTTCTGTATGCATTCTATGTAATATAATATTTAATCTTTATATTTTTGTATAAAAAAATATAAAAAATCGGCGTTTGAAATGTAAAAAGGTTTAAACACATCTTTGTTTCAAACTATACTGTAGCACAAAATGCCCATTCCCAAAATACTGCACCAACTGTGGATCGGGTCCAAACCCGCTCCCACCAAATTCATGGACACGTTCAAAGACAAACACCCCGATTTCGAATACATCCGCTGGACCGAGGACGAAATCGCCCGCCGGGGTATGACGTTCGAGTGTACGACCGCCATCAACCGCATGTCCGAGATCAACGGCAAAGCCGATATCATGCGGTGGGAAATCCTCTACCATTACGGCGGTATTTTCCAGGACGCAGATTCAGTCTGTCTTGAACCGTTTGACGAATCTTTCCTCGAAAAGCGCGCCTTTGCCGGGTTTGAAAATGAAACGGCGCGCCAAGGTCTCGTGGCGACGGGAACTATGGGATTTCCCCCCAAACACCCCCTCTGCCGCGCCGCCATCGACTGGATGCTGACCAACGATAGTTGCCCAGAAACGTGCGGAAAACGCGCGTGGTTCACCGTCGGACCCGGATTATTGACCCGACTCTTGGAAACGGGGAAATACTCCGATCTCAGTATCTACCCCAGTTATACATTCATCCCCTACCATTTTACCGGCATTCATTACGAAGGCCACAAAAAGGTCCACTGTTTTCAGGAATGGGGGTCAACCAAACAAAACTACGAGATTATGAACCAAATCGAGGTGCCCCGAGAGCTCTTGGACCCCCCCGAATGGGTCTCGGTCTTGGTCAGCAGTTACAACACCAAATATTTGTATATCAAAGAATGTTTGGACTCTATCAAATCCCAAAACGGACATTTCGGTATTGAACTGGTGTGGATCGACGACGGGTCAGACAACGTTCACGCTGAACTTTTAGAACGCGAACTGGAGAACTTCCGGGCCACGACGCGTTTTACCCGCGTGGTTTTTTCCAAGAATCCGACGAACCGGGGCATTGCGCAATCCCTGTACGACGGCGTCAATCTGTGTACCTGCGAAATCATTGTGAAGATGGATTCGGACGACATCATGTTTCCCGACCGCATCAAAACACAATTGGCGTTTATGAAATCCCATTCCGACTGCGTCATGGTGGGTTCCGATTTACAACTGTTCCGTCAAACCACGTCGAACCCCCAGGACAAGACGCTTATGGGACGTACGAACCACCCCGCGATTATGACTTGGGAACAGTTTAAACAGACGCGCTCCGAATGGTTTGCGAATCATCCGACCCTCTGCTACAAAAAATCGGCCATTTTGGCCGTGGGAAATTACGACGTTACCATGGGCAGCTGTCTCCAAGACTACGAAATTGAACTGCGTATCTTGAAGCGGTTTGGCCGAATTTACAATATTCCCGAGGTTTTACTGTATTACCGTATTCACGAAAACCAGGTCACGTACAATGGCAATGCGTCCAATCCGGAGAATCGGGCCAACCGCGAACGGATCCTACAAAAAATTCTGGCATGATTCTTCCTCGCGAAATAATTTTACATTTTTTTGTAAAATTATCCAAAATGGGTAAGATCATTGGGAGGGTGAGTCGGAGGACAAACCCGGTTTACACGACACTGCGGTCCAACAACAGCGAATCTCTTAATTCGTGAATATAGGCGTGCCCCATATCAATAAACGGAAATTGGCCGTGCTGATACATGTTGGAAAAGGTGAGTTTAAGCTGCCCCCGGTTGAATAATTTGTCTTTTCTCGCGTAATTTTTATTGATCCAAAATTCGTTGATATTTACACGGATATCAAACGTGAACCCCCGTGCCAACAAAATATCGCGGCATTTTTGGTCTTTCTCGGGATTGTGTCCGTCCATTTCAATGACAATTACAAACACCGGAATGCCCCAATCCATGGTCTCCAACACCGCTTGCTCACCGCCTTCCACGTCGATCGACAACAAATCAATGTAGGGTACTTGGCTGTTATATAAAATTTCGCCAAAGGGCGCGCAATCCACATAATAACCGTCTTTATCCTTGTGATACTTCTCTTTGAAATTCTCGCTCATGGGTTCCACCAATCCGCCGCAAGCGCCGTTGCCAAGGAATAGACTCTTCTCGGTGATGTAGTTCACGGCCAAATTGACGTTTTTACATTTGGGACGATTCAACACTAATTTTTCGTATTGATCCGTCGGCTCGATCAATACCCCCGAAAATCCCAGAGTTTCTTCAAAAAAACGGGTGTTGGAATACGTGACCCCGTCCATCGCACCCAATTCCACAAATATTCCGTCCGGGGTGTGGACATTGATGTAATTGTTCAATACATATACGTCCTCGCCAAACTGAGATGTAAATACGGGCAGCATATGTATTGTCTATCCTATCCACAAGGCTTTATATGGGTAATTATGTATTACATCCAATACAACTGGACGTCATACTCTCGTACTCGCACGGGGAATCGAACCCCGCCACTGGACTTATAAGGACCATATGCGAACCGATACATTATGCGAGCATAGTGTGGGAGCACCGTGCCCCCACACACAATAAAACGTGGTGTTCCTTTTAAGTCCGTTTTACAAATAACTTATTAGGTCAACCGCAAGAAGTTGGCCAAGACCCGCTTGTTTTTTTCCTCATATTCCAGGGTTCTCAATTTGGCTTCGTATTGACGTTTCATCAGGGCTTCTTTATGAATCTGCTCTTGTTGGCGCATCTGCGCTTCCGCCTGCGATTTTTCGAGAGGGGTCAAATTCTGCTTACTGCGTTCTTGCGACAGATGATCTATCGAGGCATATTTGGCCATCTTGTCGTAATCCGATTCACTGACCGAGAACACCGTCTGGTCCTTGTGAACCCGTCGCAAATCGTCGTATTTTAATTTGCCAAACACGTCCGACGCAATATAGCCTCCATCTTCCGTTTCACCGTCATCGTAAAAATTGGTACCCCCCGCACCCGTGCTGTACATGGTCTCTACGCCGCGGTACCGGATCATCTCACTCCCCCGTTCGCGTATGTCTTTCAAAGCACTTCCCATATTCTGTTGCGACACCTTTTCAGGAACGTCATACAGGGCCTTTTCTTGCTGAAACCATGCGTTGCGGCTGGGGTCGGGCGGTTTCGACATATTTTCATCAAACATTTCGTTGAATTTATGGTTGAATTCCTCCGATTTCATCCCGTTGATGACCTTTCCCACCTTCTTGTTCTCCGACGTGTTCATCGGCGTGTAGGCGACCTTGGTTTGGGGAACCGGACGATCCTGCTTCACCCGGTCCTCGAAAAACGTGACGATGATCTCAAACGCCTTTTTATAAAACAAAAAATATTCGGGAGGTAACCGGGATTTGTCCGGATGCATGAAGAGAACCTTGCGCTTAGCCTGCTTCAATTCTTCTACATTGAAATTCTTAGACAAATTGAAGAGATCCAGCAATTCTTCGAAGGAATACGTCTGAATATTTAAATTGTGACTCATTATTCTATATAACACCACAATTTATTTTTTATGTAGGAAAACAACATAAAAATAAATTGTGGTGTTATCATATGCCGGCATATTTAGAAGAAATTGGCACTCCCGACGAATTCGGTGTAGAATTAAAGGAGAATAAAGGGGTCATCATCGTCAAATTTGGTGCGACCTGGTGTAATCCGTGTAAAAGGATTGATGGACAGGTCAAGGACTCTATGCTACAATTACCGGATCGATTCAAATGTTTTATTATTGATATTGACGAGTGTTTCGAATTGTATGCGTTTTTGAAGTCGCGCCGTATGGTCAACGGCATTCCGGCCATTTTAGCGTGGAAAAAGGGCAATGTTGGCACGATACCGGATGCGGTGGTGAATTCTTCCGACCCGAACGAAGTTACCGCTTTTTTCAAAAAATGTTTAACGCTTTGAACGACGCGACCGCCGTTTAGTTTTCTTATGTTTACCGCGTTTTTTCTGTAACGTTTTGCGACGTCCGCCTTTGGCCTCTTTGTCTGCTTGTTCTTTTTCCTTTTCGGCTTCCTTTTCCTTTTCGGCTTCCTTTTCCTTTTCGGCTTCCTTTTCCTTTTCTTCTTTCTCGGCTTGTTCCTTTTCCTTTTCTTCTTTCTCGGCCTGTTCCTTTTCTGCTTCCTCGGCCTCTTCCTTTTCTGCTTCTTTTTCCTCTTCCGTTTCCACAGTAGTTGGCATCATACCCATTCCAGGTACCACGGTAGCATCGGATTCCTCGGATTCTTCCGATTCCTCTGTTTCTTCGGGTTCGCCCTTCGATGGCCCCGACAAAGTAACATAGGCCATCAATGCGGTGGTAATTAAAAACATTCCGAACAATGCCACCGGCTCTCCGGCCAAAGTATAATTCAAATATGGGCTGGGTCTGTCCATGCTATATCTGAAAAAATATGTTATTATATCGCTATAACATAATAACATAAAAAATTGCGTTGGCAATATACCTAAAAACCATCTAATAAAACACCGGTGCGTTCTTGTATTTGTGAGTTTTTTGTGCGGGAGCCGCAGAACCCACGTGACGTACACGGCGGAGAGCCTGACGTTGCGTGTTTCTATCCACCACATTCTTGAAAGCTACCGGAGTACCCGCCGGATTCAACTCAGTCTTACCAATGGCTCGGATGCCCCGAATTTTGGTGACATTGGAAGAATCGCGATTGCCTCCGATCCACCGTTTCTGAAGGGGCGTGGCTTTTCCGCCCATCACCGACTGTTGATCACCTAAACCCAGGGCTTTTCGCTGAATGACCATTTGCCCAATGGTCACCGTGTTTGTCGTCTGTACCGCCGTTTTTTGGAACAGCTTCCTGCCTAATGAATATGTGGAAGCACCGTCACTCGTAATATCTTTTTGCGGCATGGCATTTTTACTTTGTAATATACCGTTCTTTATTTGGCGCATCAAGGGAACCCCCAGGGGAACAAAGGGAACCGTGGGCATTCTATAACAAATATACACATAATATCCTACAGAAATTCTTCGAAACCACGGTAAAGCGAATCTCGGGAATCTACTACACAAAATACTTCGGGAATACTGCGAATCAATTGTAATTTGGCTATTTCTGATACCTGGTCATTTTCTAGAGTCGTCAAAAGATTGAGTTTTCGCTGATGTTCGACAAACTTTGCTGGCGCGCTGTCACTGAACTCGGTTGTGGCATTCAGGAATCGGTGGTCAAAACCGTCCGAAGCACGCGAAGGTGCCCGCTTAAACAAGGTCCGTTCATAATACTTGTTGGCAGAATATGCGGACCACTTCTTCGGATTAGGCATATTCTCTTGATTGCTATTTTGAAATACGTCTCGGTCAATTACCAATTCGCGCGAGGTCTTACGAGACCTTTTCGCGCCTATCCGAGGTGTAAATCCAAAGGATGACGTTGTAAATCCGGAGGATGACGACGTAAAACAAAAAAATACAGTCAATACATTCATATACAGTATACACACATCTATTTTTTATTGGGATAACGTATTGCGCTTAGCGCAATACTTTCCTACAGACACATGCCCTCGCTCGCGTTTGATGACACGGGCGGTTTCGTTTCCTTCTTCTTTTTATGTAATATTCGTTGAGCTCTGGTTTCCGCACGTTTCTTCTGATATTCCAGATGTTCCGCACGCTGTTGTTCCACCATGGCCTTTTTGGTAGCCTTACATTTCTCCAACACCAATTTGTTGTGACGATGACTGTCTGTCAATTCCACATGTACTATACGCTTTCGTTCCTTGGCTTCGCGTAACTTTTGTTCCAGTTCGGAAATTTTCGCATTTTGACAAGTCATATACGACTGGTACATTGCGGGAAACATTCGTACATATTCGGCCATATCACGAATGGAATCGTCCATGGACCGTATCTGCTGTTTCAGTAACGGCTGAACGACGGCACGACAACACGGGCATGTTAAGTCGCCTTTGATCTTTTCAAAGCAAGTCTCGTGAAAAACGTGGCCGCATTCCGTCGTGTGGAGTTTTCGCTGACGCGATTGGAGACTCGACAAACAGATTGCGCAACATTCCTCTTCCATCTTTCACTTATTCCTTTACGCACTTTGCGGCGCTGACGGTTTGATACATATACAAAATTGGTTGTAAATAATCAATTTTTCTCTACATTCCTCCCAACACGTCGCACCTCGTCTGAATCCACTTCTCCTTGATGTCTTTAGATACTGGACTCTTTTGATGCCTCTCAAAGTGTTCCGGGGAATCGTAAAACAGGGTCACACGACTGTCGCGCTTCAATCCCGGAATTCCTACCTTGAAAAACTTGTATTCCTGCTTCGATCCTACTCTCTCGGCCATCCGAGCCCCACTCATCGGATCGCGAATACGGTTGCCAATACACGAACCACTGTCGTACATCTCAATCTTGGACGATTTGAATCCATTTTCCGCGGTGGGCTTCAACTGATATGTACAATATCCCTTGTCTGAACGCTTGATCTCGTCGGCAACGGCGCGGCGACGGCGACGACCCACACTGTTCTGGGTGTTCGCCGTAAACGTACTACTACTCTCGACAGACATTTCGTCCGCGTCCGTAGTCGGATGATATCGGTCGTCATAATACATGATATGAAACTTGGGTTGGGTGCGGTGATGCGCGACTTTAGAAACAAAGACTTTGTGAAAGCGGGGGTAGTTATACAACTGGTAATTATTATTCTCGGGTACGCTTTAAGTTAATTTCAAAAGTATTTAATCGTCGGGTATGGTATAAGGCGGGAAAAACAATAAAATAGTATGATATCTAATTTTTTCCGGGAAGAGGTTGGGAGTAAGCTGGCCAATGAAAATAATGAAACCCAAGTAAACCCACCAAGCCCATCCAAAGTATGGTATGGGTTAGTCATTTTTGTCACATGTATTATGACTATTTTTTTTGTCACACTATTGACCTATTATTCTCAAAAAGTAAATAAGGATAAAGGTTATGTCGCGTTTATTATTTTCGTTATCATTGCGCTAATTGTGTTATTATATTATCAGCGGCGTTTGAGCAATTTTGAACCATCTTTTTTGGAGAATAATGATAATAGCTTGGTGATTAAAGTGTTAAATTTTTTTAGACGTTACGGTGCGATTACACCATCCTTTTCGGAGAATAATAATGACGATTTCATGAGCATATCTATTAATTTTTTGTTGAGTGTTGGCTACTTATTCATTGTGGGAGTAATCGTGGGCATTGGGTTTGGTTCTGCCGTTGAGAAAAATACTGATCAGTCTAGCATATTTTCAAAAAATGCGAATTATAATACCATAAACAAATACATAACGTCAAGTGTAGCTTTGTGGTTTGCCATGTTACTTTCTGTTTTATTTACACTACATTTTAAAAATGACATTCCGGGTTGGGGCGCAGCTATTGTCGCCTCGTTAATCTTCATTATATTGTTTAGTGTGTATATTTTCACATTACGGATGTAAATAATACCACAAATTCTTACAGTATCATTTCCCCTATACAAGTGGTCCGAATTTGATCATCCCAATAGTAGAATATACTATACCGGCATCAAATCTTCTGAATTATAATCGGACAAATATTTTTCCAACGAGCGTTTATCCACGTTCTCTTTCATATTTAACGTAATTTCGTCCGCAAGTGGCTTCCTCCCTAATGCGGCGACAAAGGCCGCAACATATTCGTCCAGCAATTTCGTATCTTCATGCTTCGTTTTTTCACTATCGTAAGGTTCCTTCCTTTCTTCCTTACGCTGTTGTTTCATTTTCTCCAAACCACTCAAATTCAGTTCTGTGAGTTGTTTCGGACTAGAAGAATTCACTACTGACCCCAATGTATTCACATTTTCCGTTTCTTCTTCGTGTGTAAAATTTCGCAAACGCTCCGGGTCAGTAAACCATTGGTGCCGACTTTCGTTCGACGAAATAATAATGTTACAAATATCGGGTTTTCGAAGCTCTCTGAACCTCTCCTGCTGAAGCTCTGCGAATCTTTTACGGTCTTCTGCGGTCTCCTTCCCTTGAAATGCCACATGAAATTCCTTTATGGTTTTACTGTCAATACTCGGACTGGTCTCCATCAAACGGTCGAACTCGGCGCGGCATATTTTCAAGAATTGCCCCGCATCCATTCTTTCGTCGGGGTCTTTGGCCAATTCAATCCGAATGTTGCGCGCAAATTTATCCCAGGATATTCCCGAAATGCGGTGGGCCTCGTTCAGTTCAGATATTTTCAAATACTGTTGTATAGTAGTGGAAATTCCAATAAAAATATTAATCGTGCCGATCGCCATGGGAGCGTATGCCTGAGCATCTTGCGGAAGACTCGTTTGGGCAAATGATGCGGTTCCACTGATGGTAGAAAGCGCAATTGCCGGTATCGTAAACCACGCATGACGATATGCGAATTTGCTGTGACATCTCATATGAAGCCACTTGTAACATTGCGCAATATCACACCACTCCACCATAATCATTTCGTTTTCGGGTGACCATTTCACGTTTTTGGGTTTATATTTACTTACAGTCACGTTTCCTGTACCCTCATTGTTCTCCGATGGCTCCTTTTTTTCTGTGAAAAACATCGCGGGGTGTTACAAATAATACAAGTATAATATCATTGTATTATTTTTTCGCCGTCATGCCTATTCATTCGGCTCTCCTCCTTGCGTATCTCCTCCTTGCGTCTCTTCTACGGGCCTCTCTTCTACGGGTGTCTCTTCTACAGGTGTCTCTTCTACAGGCTCGGACATGTTGCCATATTCCGTCTCGGATCCTTCCTGAGGCGGGGGAATGCGGTCCGGACGCGACGCTTCAAGAGAATCCTTATCAAACGACGCAGCATCGTCTTCCGGATATATTTGAGACCCGTTTCGCATTGACCATCCTCCCTCCTCTTCGTCATCCACTACCATGTTGGCAAACTCGTCAATGACCATGTCGTCCGTTATCGCCGGCGGTTGTTCCATATCAAACGCGGCATCAGATTCTGGGGGAACCGTGATTCTCAACAGTTCTCCCAATACCAAGTTGGGTTGTGGATGGTCGTCATCATCATTCTCGTACTCGTACTCGTTCTGTATCGCATCGTTGCCTTCTTCACTAAATTCCATACAGGTGTCTGCCAATAAACTGGCAATGTTGGGCTGTTCGATGGTATCCACCGTTTCTACCGGAGGATTCGGTAAAAGAATGGCATCATCCATCTCCCGGATAAAATCTTCGATTTTTTTCACGATTTTTGTCAAATAGGCTTTCTGCGACGTATGATAAAAATTTATACAATTTACATATAACTGGGTCTGCGCTTTTAGTAAGGTATTTTCGTGTTCCAGTGCGTGTAGAAAAATATTCAGGGAATAACCCACCAATACATTGTTACGATGATGCTGAATGTTCTCCGTTTTTTTTATACTCAAGGTGGTCATCGCGTCTACGATGGATAAAATTCTCTCGTGTATCTGTGATACATCCTCCATGCGATATTTGAAGAATGGGTCAATGTCTTTATATGTCGGTAACACCGCCTCGCCCAACGTGGCATCCGCATTGGATATATCAATAACGGTTTCTTTACAGTAATTCGTCATCGTGTTGTATAACTTGTAGTAATCTCCGTACATGCGATTCTGTATCATTGACCCCGTTTTTTGGTAGTTCTCTAGTTCCAAATACAAAATCTTGTACTGGAAAAAAAGCGATTCTAAACAAAGTAAAAACATGGGCTGGGGGTTTTGTTTCAACAACTCGTTGTAACTTCCCTTTAATGTTGCCACTTTTTCCGAAACCCTGTCGCGATTTTCCACAAAAGTCGAATAAATATCTGTTATTTCCAGAAAATTTGTTCGTAGCACTTTTACTATATCTTCCATTAGAGATGGCTAAAATATACATTATACTGCGACCTTTTTGTACAGGATACAGGAACCTACGGGAACCCTGCGGGTTCCCCGTACGCCCCTCCGCTGGGAAATGCCCACCTAAAGGGTGGGCATAACGACACGTAATTTCCAGGATTTTGTTGTCAGGTTCTCCCCCAATTAAAACTGGAAAGGCGGCCAGGAACGCCGCCTCGTGGATTGTAACCGAGGAACAACAAACTTCGGCACCTTTTATTTTGGATTCTGGGAGAACCAACCAAAAGAATAAAAACACGTGATTTCCAAGAATTTTGTTGATGGGTTCTCCCCCATTTGGAACTGGAAAGGCGGCCGAGGGCGGCTCTTCCTGGATTGTAACCGAGGAACAACAAGCTTCGGCACCTTTTATTTTTAATTCTGGGAGAACCAACCAAACTAATAAAAAACACGTAATTTCCAGGATTTTGTTGCCAGGTTCTCCCCCCGTTGACTACCTGGAAATAAAATACTGCCGTTATGCCCACCCAAAGGGTGGGCATTTCCAAGGGAGGTTCGTACAAGGAACCGTAGGTTCCTGTAAAGGGAGGTTCGTACAAGGAACCGTAGGTTCCTGTAAAGGGAGGTTCGTACAAGGAACCGTAGGTTCCTGTAAAAATTGATTTCTACAACAAATCAATGTTCATAGTGTAAATATTATATATAATATATCAATCACCATGTTTCAAGAAAGCGAAATTCTATTTCATACGGCAGGCAACCACCTCCTCTACCAAGAAACCGATATGGACAAGCATTTCGGTATTCTCAAATTAAAGGCATCTATCCATACCCCAGCCTCGTCACCCGACCCCATTTATATTCTCTTTTCAGTAGATTGTTCATTCTCCATGTCAGGCGTTTTGAGCAATAATTTCACAAAAATCGCACAAGTTGTACACACCCTGAAACGCATGTTTGAAGAATTCGCCAAGGCGGCCGAACATACCCCCATACATGTTGCCGTCGTCGGATTTGAACAAACCCTCCACCACATCCTAGATTTCGTCAAAATTACCCCCGAAAATGTGGATAATCTCATGTCCGCCCTGGACACAATCGAAGATTATTCATTCACCAACATTGAAATTGCGCTTAAAAACGCCGCGGACATGCTCAACACGAAAATTGCGGAAAATAAACAAGTGTATCACGTGTTTATGACCGATGGACAGATTACCGCCGGAGAGGATAGCCCTCGTGTACTGAAAAATATGCTCAACCACGAATGTACCACCATATTCATTGGTATGGGTCAAGATCACGATTCCCAATTGTTGGCCGAACTCTCCAACTATTTGCGTGGAGAATACTACTTTATCGATAAATGTGAAAATAGCACCCTGGTTTACGGCGAAATTGTATACAACATCCTTCATCGCGCGGTAGGTGCGCTGAAACTCACGGTACGCAACGGTCTCATTTATAATTGGGCTACCAACCTGTGGGTAGGAGAAATTGATGTAGCATGTCTCGCTAACCACAGCGAAAAGATATATCAGTTGATGACCTACGGTAACATACACGATCTCGAGATTGATATCATTTCCCACGTAGATGGGGATTGTTTACATACAGTATTCTGTTACCCCCCGCTCATGGAATTGGAGGACCCCACCTCCGTCGCGGAATTTCAGAACGAAACCGATCGGATAGAACCCAACAACCTTTGCGTCTACTATTTTCGACAAAAGACCCAGGAATTGCTGTTTGAAACCCGCCTATTTCTGGACAACAGCCAAGAAACTGGAAACGACCCCCACGATGCTGACGGTTCCCCGAGTTTCAGCGATCAGCTAAAAGAGCAAAAGAAAAAACTCCGGAAATTCCTTCAAGACATGCTCGAATTTATGAAGGCGAACAATTTGATTGACGATCCCTTTATGCGCCGCATCGGTGACGACATCTACGTTCTCTACCATACTATGGGTAGAGAAGACGCCCAAATGTGGTGCAGCAGCCGCCAGGTATCGCAAGGTCGACAGCAAACCTACATGGCGACGCAATTCCTCGATACGACCGTAGACGAGCTATTTACACCCACTCCGAGAGCAACGCCTTTGCGAAATACCAACATTTTCAATTTCGACCACCAAGTGCCACTCACTGCACCCTATCGCAATTTAAATTACGACCATCTCACGGCAACGTCAGACACAGATACTGTAGATTTTTGGAACGATCAACACATTACACATACTAGCATGGATCTTTCCACTGCGAGCCCCCAGTTGATAGACTTTATAACGAGTATCAATGATGATGTGCGCCGGGTTAGGCCCAGATAGAATACAATAAACCGTAAATAATGACATAAAAAAGTGTACGAAATAATATACTACAATAATATCACTCATGTCTGACATATTTGAAATCCCCGAAAACTTTCAAACCACGGTGATGGATTTCACCAAAGATCTGTCGACCACCTTTCCCGAATACACGCATTTGTGGAATCATTGGTCGGACCCCAACATTGACACTTACGAAATGAGGTCCCTCTTCAAATACTGTGTGACAATATACCCCGAACGGTTTTTCGATATCATTTATGAGAACAAGGACATTTTTTTACCAGATAGCACCACAAATGTCTGTTTTTTACCCGGGGTGGATTTTCGGGTTCTCTACAATTGCGCCGATGTGACCGAAACCACCCAAAAATCCATCTGGAAATACCTACAGTTGTTGATGTTTACTTTAGTCGGTTCGGTGAAAAATAAGACGGGTTTCGGGGAAACGGCCGACATGTTTGACGGAATCAATGAAGCCGATCTCCAAGACAAATTGAAAGAGACCTTTGAGAACATGAGCTCCTTCTTTAAAAACATGGAGGAGAACACACCCGACGCTCATACCGAAACACCTCCCTTCAATTTCGATAAGACGACCGGTATGCCCAATTTAGAAGAAGTCCACGAGCATTTGAAGGGTCTGTTTGACGGCAAAATTGGCAGCATGGCCAAAAACATTGCGGAAGAAATCTCCGGTGATTTTGAGAATATTTTAGGAGAGGATTTCAAAGATGTCCGCTCTACCAAAGATATTTTCCAGAAAATGATGAAAAATCCGGCGAAAATGATGGACCTCATCAAAAAAGTCGGCGACAAAATCAAAAACAAGATGGAATCGGGAGAAATCTCCAAAGACGAGATCATGCGCGAAGCCGGCGATATTCTCAAAAAAATGAAAGAAATGGGCGGCGGAGGCGAGCAATTCCAGGAAATGTTCAAAAATATGGCCAAAACCATGGGCGGCAAGGGCGCCAAGATCGATATGAATGCGCTGGAACGCATGACAAAACATCACGAAATGAAAGAACGCATGCGGAATAAACTAAACAAGAAAAAGGCCGCGGAGACCGCCCCGGCCACCAATTTTGTTCTCGAATCCACCGAACGCCCCAACAATTATGTCTTTAAATTGCCCGAGGAAGGCCAACAGCCCCGGAGCATGTTACCGCCCCCCCGCATGTCCGACGAAGAACTGATTGCGGAATTCGAGAAAGACCCCGCGGCAATCGGCGGGGGAAAACCCGCGGGAGAAACGGGCAAGAAGAAATCAAACAAGAAAAAAAAAGGCAAGAAATAATGCTCGGGCAACCAAAGTTATTTTACACCTATATCATATAACCGCCATGAACTTGTTAAAATTCATCAATATCCCGGTATTTATCGTCAGCCTGGCTCTCGGCTTTTTTTTCGTCTACATTACCACCACAAATAACCGCAAAATCATCGTGTATCCGACACACGAAAATATTCATTTGATCCAGTACCGCGATAAAACCAATCACTGCTTTTCTGTCACGGAAAAAGAGGTCAAATGCCCCGCCAATCCCAACGAAATCTCCAAAATACCCGCACAGTCGTAAATATACCACGATAACGGGACCCAAATGTTCAAGGATATAATATTTGTAGTATCCGAATAAATTATCACGTAATATTATATTGTGACAAACGCATGAATTTTAAGAGATTATTAAACACGTGGCTGGGCAGATTTTTCATGTCGGTGCTGCTCGGGCTGGGGATCGCCACCTTGTTTCGCAAGGCATGTAACGACAAGAACTGTATTATTTTCAATGGACCCATTTTAAGCGAATTGGACAACAAAATTTATCAATACGACGACAAATGTTATACCTACACGACTACCCCGACAAAATGCGATGCGAATAAACAAATTATAGATATCCAAGCACCGCCCACGGAAGAGGAAAAGGCGGCCAAACACGAAGCCGAACGCTCCACGTTAATGAACAGCATGACTCCTCCGGCCGCCGCCCCGAGTTCTTCTACGGGGTTTTCGTTGCTTGACAACATGCTTCAAAAATAATAACGCGTTTTAGATAAAACAATAAGATATTATGCGAATTCATATAGTATGGAAAATACTACACGAATTGTGGATTTGCCCGAAAATATTTCGGTACAAATGCCGCCGGGTATGGGGGAAGGCACCAGCCAACGACGCAATTTTGAAGAACCGTCTACGAATTATGTACCCATAAATGTACACCCAAATCCTTACGGTAATTCTATCCAACCGAACCAAATGCCCCTGCCCGAATATCAAGCCCCGTCACGCGCACTGGAAACCAACCCGCACGATTATGCCCCCCCGCAGCAAATACGACTGCCATCGCGCGACATTCCCATGGACCAAACATCTTACCAACAGGACGAGGAAATTCAGGCCAACTATATTCCCAAACCGAAACTCACGGGAGACTACATTAAGGAATACGAAATTGCCTCTGAGAAAATAATTCAACAACACGAGAAAAACAAGCAAACCACGGAAGTCATGGACGCCGCGCTCAGTGATTTTCAAATCCCCCTCTTTGTCGCACTCTTATTCTTCTTGTTCAACATGCCATTTTTCAACACACTGATGTTTACCTACCTGAAAGTTCTCCCCATTTTTCACGCCGACGGCAATTTGAATTTTTACGGCATTCTTTTTAAAAGTACCCTCTTCGGTATCCTGTTTTGGCTCTTTCAACGCAGCATCCGGTTCTTGATGACCGTCTAAAAACTGTTCAAAAACTCGGATAATTTTCCGCGTTTACGCCGAGTCTTTTTAGCCCTATTTCTGGTGCGCTTGACGGTTTTCGCGGAGTTTGGTCCGTCCGCCGCCACCGTTTTCAACACCCCGTACCGTTGCGCCGGATTGTATTTCAAAAACCAATCCTCGTATTCGGGCGAATTCCGGCTCTTTTTGAGTTCGTCATATTTTTTCACCTTTTCCGCGCGAATAGATTCCAAGGTAGGCTGTTTACCGTAACAGTCGATACTGAAACGTTTCAACAACCCGCGCTGCGCCAACCGATTCTGCTGTTCCACCTCAAACAGAAATTTGGTCATACACAATATACGGGATTGGTTAAAATAGGGCTCGTCCGCATAGTAAAACGCAAAATAAAACGACAACATGGTGTCAATCGTCGCCACCTTGATTTCGTTCTCCCCTATCCGAATCTTGTTGTAATTATGACACGCAATGGGTGTGTAAATAAACGCCAGGGTCTCTTTGCCCGAACGTATTTCAATGTGTTCCGGGATCAGTTCTCCAATCGCCGCGTGTCGTATCATGACATTTTTCCGGTAACCCGCCTGTCCCAATCGTTCCAACACAATCATCGCACACGTCTCCATATCTTCACTGATAACGTCAAAATCCGGAATAGATTCAATCAACCGCCGACGGTGTTTAGGCATGTGACGTGAATACAAGGACGCGGCGTATCCGCCAAAAAACACCACCCCCTGATCAATAAACGCGTTTCGCACAACCAAATAAATGTTCTCCGATTCGGTCGAATTGTTTTCCATGCGCCGCTGGAATTCCACCATAGAGCATTCTAATTTGGGGAGAACCGGATAATGTTTGTTCAACAGGCTCATGCGCTTCAATACCTTTTCCCAACGCGAAACGTCCCCCGCCGGACGTGACAATTCCAAAAACATGTTCATCCGGAGAAAGTTGGGAGGCGCATACTGAATTCCGGCCACCCGAATCACCTCGCGGGACATGACGTCGAATATCTTGGGATCCAGGTACGTAATGTCCGCTATCGGGGTAAAATTCACAAATACTTTGAACGTACCGTGGTGAACCCCCGCCTTGGCCTCCACCTCCTCGTAACCCGATTTGTAGTATATGTCGGCCAATTCTTTCGCATCTAGCAGAGCCGTTTTTGAATAGAAATCGTAATCCGGCACTTCCAACTCACGGTTATAAAATTGCGCAGATTTGGGCAATATATTGTTAATCGCCGTACCACCGTAGCAAATACAGTTCTTCTTGCGCAAAAAATTCTCTAAAATTTCAATCATTCGCCGTATTTCCTCGGAATTCGCAATCTTTTGCGATTGTAGGGTTTCCGTCTCGTCCACCGCATGACGCAAAATGGCCAATTCACAATCTTGAAACGACATACCATCATCACACAATTCTGTGTTGTATCGGTGTTTCGTCTTGGAATATTTTATCGCCGCATGCTTCATTCTTAGGTAATATATTTTTTAGTGGATAGAGTATGTATTCTATACTATATCTACACAAGAATTTACGATCAAGCCGTCGAATAGCCATTCTTTTTTACATAAGATATCATAGTTGACATCGGAACAAACGCACTACCATCGCTGTTCGCAAATGCCTCTTCGTAACCGCCTAAATTGACACTATTCAAATAGAACGGGTACATGGCGACCTGTATACCGTAATTCAACGGCATTTTGTAATAGGGCGGCGCACTGGCCATTCCGAAAAAATTATTACACGTGTCGGGACACACTAGGGTGAAATGACTTACTGATGTGGTGGCTCCGTCGTCATTGATAATGGGCGGAGTCGTCTTTTGCTGAATAATCTGGGAATAAAAATATTTGGGGTTCGACGCCCCGCTCAAAAAATTCACGTAATCCGAAAAGTCGTAGCAAGGATTGGGAGGTTTGGCCAATTTCGCACATTTATACACGTCGGATTTGTAATTATCCTTCAACGTCGCTTCAGAATAATCCAACACAATAATCACCTTGCCCATGATGTCCGATAACCTGGTTTTGGCCGGATTGATTTGTATGGCCGTCTTCTTTTCCTTGTCGCGATACAATCTCGGAGATATGTTGGATTTTTCTATGACCGACGCAATCGCGGAATACAAATAATTATTCTTGTTGGGATAAATTCGGAAATGCAGAAAAATGGGGTCGCGGGGATTCGGCGAAACGCCCTGAAATCCGTTCTCGCCAAACACCTTCAGTATATTGGTAAGCGTCTCCGTCGTCTGGGGAGCAACGTCTTTACAACTCACGATGGGAGTGAGCCCGGCGGACTCCTTGGCATCACTGTTTGGGTAAACCTCAAAATCGAAAAATCGGACCCCCCGAGAAAGCAGATATTTTATCATGTCACGGTTTATGTAATTTCCTGTAAATGCGGAATTATACGACGCTTTGATACAATACTGGATAAGGGGCATATTCGTCTTGGCGTTTCCGATACCCGAGGGACTCGACAAATCCGCAGTTAAACTCGACAATTCGTTATCTTTGGACGGCACCGAAAATATCGCACCCTCTTGGAACGTTTCCATTGCCAATATTTTTTGCCGTTGTCGCACCAAATTATAAATTAGGTAAAAAAACGCCAATAAAACCAGCAATACTACAATCTTTTTCAACATTTAAGTAAACAAAGGGTATAATAAAATATTATGATATTATATTACGGTATTCTAACACATATACAAATGCCGGGGGGATTACTAAATATTATTTCGGAAGGCAGTAATAACGTTTTTTTGACCGGTAATCCGACCAAAACCTTTTTCGCCGTTACTTATTCAAAATACACGAATTTTGGTATGCAAAAATTCCGCATCGACTACGAGGGGTCGCGCGACCTTCGTCCCACGACATCTTCTGTATTCAAATTTAAAATTAAACGGTACGCCGAGTTGTTAATGGACAGTTATTTAGTGTTAACCTTACCCAACATATGGAGCCCCATCCACGAACCCAATGAATTCACCGGCAACAAATGGGCCGGCTACGATTTTCGATGGATCCGCGATTTCGGCACCCAAATTATTGAAGAAATCTCCATTGTCTGTGGTTCTCTCACCTTACAAAAATATACGGGGGATTATTTGGCGGCCATGGTCGAACGCGATTTCACCGCAGAAAAGAAGAACCTGTTCAACGAAATGACCGGCAATGTGGCCGAATTGAACGACCCCGCCCAGGCCTTGGGACGCGCCAATTGCTACCCCTCGGCATTTTATACGGACTCGCCCACCGGTACTGAACCCTCCATCCGCGGAAGACAACTCTACATTCCAATCAACACCTGGTTTACGTTGGACAGTCGATGCGCCTTTCCCCTCGTGGCTCTCCAATACAATGAACTCGAAATATCGGTCACGTTGCGGCCCATCCAAGAAATGTTCCAGGTGCGCGATGTGTTTGATCCTTCCAACAATTATCCCTACATTCAACCCGATTTCAACCGTCAGGAATTACAAATGTACCGGTTCTTACAAAGTCCTCCGTCCATATTCATGGATGCCCCCAATTTCGCGAATCAGACGCCCATTTGGAATGCCGATGTACACCTCTTGTGTAATTATTGCTTCCTATCGCGCCCCGAAACCGAACTGTTTGCCGCCAAAGACCAGGTGTATTTGGTCAAGGACGTGTTTCGCTACCAGTTTGAAAATGTCACCGGAACCAGCAAAGTACAGCTCACCTCCAACGGGATGATTGCGAACTGGATGTGGTATCTCCAACGCAACGACGTGAATATGCGCAACGAATGGTCCAATTACACCAACTGGCCGTACCGGAGTTTGCCGGCCAATGTCATGCCCGCTACCGACAAATTACCCGACAAATTCGCCGCACAAGCACAAGCAAATGGTTTCACACTCGGACCTTACTATTCTCCCGACGGCAAATTTTCAGGACTGTTTCAGACCGGCGATTTTGTCGTTGACAACCAGAAAGAAATTTTGCTCACGGCGGGTATTCTTCTCAACGGGGAATATCGCGAAAATACGCTGCCCGCCGGTGTCTTTAATTATGTGGAAAAATATACGCGCACACAATCCGCCGCCAAAGAAGGCCTCTATTGCTACAACTTTTGTTTAAATACCAGCCCCTACGAATATCAACCGTCGGGGGGTATTAACATGAGCAAATTCAAAACAATTGAACTGGAAATTGCCACCTATGTCCCACCCTTTTCCGCCCAAAATAGTAATTATCAGGTTATTTGCGATGGCGCCGGTAACATCATTGGCGTTAATAAACAGAATTGGCGGCTATTTGATTACAATTATAATTTAATTGTTCACGAAGAACGGTACAATATATTATCCATTGTGGGGGGCAATTGTAGTTTGGTGTATGCGCGCTAATACGCGCGCGCGGGGGGTCGCACTAATATATTATTCTATGGTATAGTATATTTGGCATATTATGGATGAAACCTCCTGGAAAATACCCAATTTAGAAAATGATAAGAAAAAACGTTACCGGCGAGAACATAAAAACAAGCATACCTTGACAGACCCGCTCAAATTCTTGTCTTCTCCAGAAGAACCAGACTCGAATTCTACCCGGGGTTTCGTAGAAGGGCTCGAACCCATCTCCGAACTGGCCGAAAATACCCTCCAGAAATTAAATACTCTCAAAGATGCCGTAATTACTACTGATGTGAGCGGGGGGTCGGTTTTCAATCTAGAAATGACTTCCCTCGATATACTCGGAATACTCGCCAATAAAAAAAATTTCGATTACGCCGACCAAGAATTAATCGACGATATTTCGAAAAACCGCATCGGATTTTTCAGTTCTCTTAAAGTGGGCGGATGCATCGGCGGAGATCCACAAAATACCATCAACATAGGTGACGAAGTAAACAAAATAAAGGACAAGGGTTCCGAAAAAGCCAAACAGATGTCCCAATTACGCGACGAACTTCAAGATGCTTCCGAACAAATCAAGGATAATCCCTTTTTCAAATTTATCAAGGAAAATTTGAAATATGTCGAATATCCCACTATTTATTTCCGGTGGCTGGAGAAAAAGGTCGGAATCAAATTATACGAAGGATTAGCCAAAATTCAAAATATCAAATTGCCCGACATGGGACAGGTAAACGCCGAAATGCGCTATGTTAACAGCGTATTTTCCAAATTATTTTCCTTGATATTGACGTTTTTTGTCACATATAATTGGTTCTTTTTAATGTTTTATGAACACAGCGAACAACGCATGTCCGGATGGCAAATCACTCGACAATATTTTCGCGATTCGAGCCCCTTTTTAAATTTTCTCCTGGAATTTATTCTGTATCCGCTCTACCTTCTCAACGAATTCATGATGTCCACCCTCCCAGAATACATGAATTGGGCATTTGTCTCGAGTGATTTGATATTTTTAGTCATGTTCGTCACCATTTATAAAATCATGAATTCGTGGGGATACGCCATTGTAGATTTATTCTTTGATTCCCTTAAAATTCTTTTTAATCCCCGGGTCAAACCGTGGGATGCTGAATTACAACATGTCTATACTGACCCGAATCATCCGGTTTCACCCACTTTGCGCACCTACTGGTTTTTACATATACTCGTGTTTGGAGGGCAAATTCCCAGCATCTTTCCCAGCCATTTTGAAAAATATTACAACTCCCTCCAAAATAATTCCCGGAAACAAAAAGAAGCCCAACTCAACCAAGTTGTGGAGAACATATTACCCACGAACCGCGATTCCAACATAAATGTCGCGAAAATAATGGAAAATAATGACAATCGGGAAGTACGCGGAGGAACACTCACCGACGCCCAACGAGTATTAGAACACGAATTAAACCGAAAAATTACTGAGGCTAACGCGGCCATTGCCACCGGATCGCTTAATGAGGACATGGTGGCCACCATGCGGGGTCAAATTGACAACTATGAAAAGGAATTGGCGGAAATTAATAATCCGTCCCGGCCTAAGACCGACATTTTACCTAGTCCAATTATAGACAAGACGCCCGCCGTGTCCGCGGCCGTGGGAACCGCTGCGGCTGCGGCCATGGGTCCGGCATCCTTGGCGTCGGGATTCTTATCGGGAGCCAAACATATAACTACAGACCTCCTTCGATTCGGAATTTCCCACTTTTTTATTACCATCGCGGCGATGGCAATCGCCTTTTATTTATTCTTTTACTCCTTTTTTGGCATCCTGTGTTTTTCAAAAATTAGTCTACACGAAACGATGGTTTCCATTGACGATTACATCAAAGACCGCAGCACCGATGGCTACAGAAAAAGATGCGGTATCCAAGGATGCTCAGACACCTGGGCCGAGTGGTTATACGATAAATTGGCTTATGCTTTTCATGCGACAATTCAAATGGTTTTTAAACACTATTTTATTGGTGGTATGATTACGGTGCTAGCTAATGCGATTGCCAACACTGCCACTGTTCTCATTAGTTCCAAAATCATCGAGCTAAATTTTAAATTTCTCTTTGCTTTTATCGCCATTTTCATCACCGTGGTCTATGCTCTGAAAGATATTTTTTACGAGGCCGTTAGAGGCAAATCGTAACGCGATAAATCAATGATATTTATTTGAAACAACATAAAGTTGTTCTATTTAAAATGTTCAAGGGTGTAAATACACATTACCTATTCGAGAACCGTTCATCACCCATGCCGAAAAAAACGCAAAAGGTTCCCAACGCCCCCGGTCTGCCCCTTGTCACAGTATGTACACCCACCTTCAATCGGCGCCCATTCATTCCCATCTTGTTTGACTGTTTTCGCAATCAAACCTACCCGAAAAGCCGCGTGGAATGGGTCATCATCGACGACGGTACCGACAAAATCGGCGACCTGGTGGACGCGGCCAATATCCCCCAAATTAAATATTTTACAGTGGACAAAAAAATGACCCTCGGAGCCAAACGCAACATGATGCACGACAAATCCCGGGGCTCCATTCTGGTTTACATGGACGACGATGATTATTACCCCCCCGAACGCATCTCGCATGCGGTAGAAACCCTCTTGCGCAATCCCCAAGCCCTTTGTGTCGGCTCCAGCGAACTTTATCTGTATGTCAAAAATGGCTCACCCGCCGTCAAAAATACCATGTATCAATTTGGACCCTACGGCCCGAATCACGCCACGGCCGCCACCTTTGCGTTTCGTCGCGAACTACTCAATACCTGCCGGTACGACAACCACGCTTCCATTGCCGAAGAACGGGTTTTTTTGAAAGGATACACCGTTCCGTTTGCGCAACTCGACCCCCTGAAAACCATCCTCGTATTCTCTCATGAACACAACTCATTCGATAAACGCACTCTTTTGGAGAACCCTGACACGCAATTCACCAAACTGTCCGACAAAACCGTGGATATGTTTATTAAATACCCCCAGGAAGCCCGTATCAAAAAATTCTTCCTCGAAGACATTGATGATCTCTTGCGTACCTATACACCGGGCGAACCACGCATGAAACCCGACGTCTTGAAACAAATTGAAGACATCAAACAGCAACGCGCACAAGAGGCCAAAGAAATGGCCGAAAAAGCCGCCGCACAGGCTGGACCACAAATCATGATGAGCTTACCCGGAAGAGAACCCGTGCCCGTAGGCATCAACGACCTGGTCAACATCATCAACCAACAACAACAGCAAATGAAAGAGATGGCCGCGCGGATACAGGAATTGGAAAAATCCCAGTCACCGTCCGACGAAACCACCAAACGTATTGTGTTACCCAAAGACATCGTCGAACCCGCCGTATATCAAGAAAAAATCGCCACATTGGAGAAAAGCGTGAAATCGTTGGAAATTAAAAACCGGGATTTGCGCACCGATATTAAATTTCTTAATATACGAAATGCGGAACTCACCGCAGAATTAGACGCCAAAAAAAACGCGCACTTTACAAAGACAATACCCATTGCCATGCCACAACCGGCCTCGAAAAGTGACCCCGAAGTGTTTGTATCTCTCACGTAGAAGGGGACTATAATTCCCCGTCATCTTCCGCAAAATCAACCTCTTCTGCCTCTTTTTTCACGTTTTTATCTAAATAGCGGTAAATACGTCGAATGTCCAATTTATTGATACTGTAATTCTCAAACATCTCTTCAATCACCTGGACAATTTCCGGATTCGACAAAAAATCGGTCCCGTAAATCATTCGCAGTTCTTGGAAAAACGCAATCATGTCCTTCTTGTCCATGTCCAACACCTGACACATGTTGTAGATAAACAACTGGTTGTTGTACTCGGTCGAATATTTCGTCAGAACCTTGGTGAACCGTATCTCGGCCGGCTCAAACTTACCCGCATTATTGGGAAACGTGTCGTGATACAATTTATTGTTGTAAAATGTCTTCATCATTGACGACATTTCATTAAACTGCCAGATTTGATTCTGGAACGTAATGCGGTCAATATAATCCGCAAAACACATGTTGTCCAATATTTTCGTGTAAAATACCAAGGGCTTTTGGATGCGGGAACGGTCCGAAGACACCGGCGCAATCGCGTCAATCACGTTCTCGTGCCATAACAACGCCACAATGGTGCGATCCGTCTCATTCATAAATGTGTTATGCTCATCTATCGAAAACGGGCGATTCAACAAACTTCGGGTAATCTTTTTAGAGTCCTCGATACTGGTCTTGGTTTTCAAAACCTTTTCGAAATTTACCGAAAACTCTCCAAACCGCGCCGGATCCCTTTCGTATATCTTTTTTATAAACAGGAATTTACGCAAATCCCCCTGAATATAATTCACCAGCAATTCGCGACTTTCCGAAACAGATGCCGGCAGTAAATCACACAATACTTGTGACATTTGTTCCGATGTAGGGGTCTTCAGCTCAAACACGTTACATACCTTCATCAGTTCACGGATTTTCTTGTCCATGAAATAATTACCAATACAAATAATGGGGTTCAATGTCACGTCCTCGGATTTCTGCTTTTTTGTTTTTTTCTGACGAATCAGCTTTATTAGACTGGTGATACCCCCCTTGTCCCCGTTGTTCATTCCGTCAATTTCGTCCATCACAATCGCAATGTTTTTCACTTTTCGCTGCATCATATGGAGAACATTCCGGTTTGATATGTTGTTACTCGTAATGGTATCTATCAGGGATTTATTACGGACGTCCCCCGCATCGTATTTTATCACATCATAATTTAATTCTTTCAATAAATTCATCACAAACTCGGTCTTGCCGCATCCGGTCGCACCATACAAATAAATTCCCTTTTTAAAATGTATGTTTTTACAGTTTTTGTCGAAATCTGTCAGAATACCCTTGATTTCTTCCTTTATCGCGTCACGGCCCAGGATCTTGTTGAGTTTATCTCCCAATGTGTCATTTTTTTCGGGCAAATCCATATGTGATTATACAATACAAGATGCATTTACACCTTTTATTTTATTCATTGTTCGTACGCGCGGTTAACGGCCGAATTTACTGAAATCCGCCGTCACCGGAATGAAATTCGATCCGGGTTTTTCCGACAGTGTACCATTATAGGTATACGGGTTTTGCGGTCCAGATAACTGGGCCACGCCACCTTGCGCACCACCTTGTGAGCCACCTTGCGCACCACCTTGTGAGCCATTTTGCGCACCACCTTGTGAGCCATTTTGCGCACCACCTTGTCTACCACCTTGTGAGCCACCCTGTACACCAACCTTTGCCAAACTACCCACTCCACCCACCACATCTTTCACCAAATGGGTGGCACCACTACCGGTCGCATATGCCAATTTTGCGGCTCCGCCCAGCACATTCTCGGCCAAATTGGTTGCGCCACTACCCGCCGCATAGGTCAACCCGCCCGCGCCCACCAGGGCCGTCTCGCCCAACATTGCCGCTTTGTCAACCACGTTGTTCACCGTGCCCAACACACCTTTCCCCAAATCCGCCGTGGCACTGGCCACCCCGTAATTGCGCCCGTTGGACGAAGATCCCGAGTTACCGTTGGAATTGGATGAAGACGGCGAGTTACCGTTGGATTTGGACGAAGACCCCGAGTTGCCGTTGGATGAAGATGGCGTGTTACCACAAGTGTTACACGTGACTCCTACCGCGGGGCAAGCCGGACATATCGGGGGAATATACTGAGTTTTTCTCAAATAGTCGTCCATGTTGAACGAGGACCCTACCGGAGCGGGCGGAGAACCAATGTTTGCCGCGACGGCAGCGGAATTGGTGCCATTCGCAAGATTCAACGTCACCGTCTTCATTCGCGTTGTGTCATCCGGAATGGTCATATCGGTGTGTCCGTCTTTAATAATCGACCCGTCTTGTAAGAACCGCGTCGAACCCACCACCTTGAACGTCTGCCCGTCACCCGTTTTCTGAACCAACGTGACCGTCGTCTTTCCACCCCCCGGCACCACCACCACCATATTTTGTCCCACCAAATCATAAACAATCCAGGGACGACTAAATGACGACGACGTGTCGGTCTGATGAGGGAAATCCGTTTTCGTCGCACCATCCGCACCATATATCACATCTTTACTGTTGTTATTCTTAATCACTAAAGAACCCGATAACGGTTCGAAAAACACATTGCTCGCAAGCTGGTAGACCACCTTGCTCGACGCGGTATCTTTCACATAAGAACCGGTGTTGGCGTCAGTATCCGTCGCGCCCGCCGCCAAATTGCTATTCAATGTCGCGTTAAATAACGTTTCCAGGGGCGTGGTACCATGATTGATAATGTAACCCACCACATTGGTTTTGGCGCTCAAATCAATCACCTGTATGTATGTATCTAAACCCCAGGCTACATACAACACCTGGAGATTGGTGGCTTGCTTCGATTTTGCGGTAATACACACCGATTTATACCCATTCGGCATGCTAGTAGGCTGGGTCGGTATGGGCGAAACCGGCAAATTCTCGCCAACCGATGTAGTCACAAACGGATACGTTGTCAACGTTCCCGCGCGATTAATCACATCCAACTCTTCAATGATCGGATCATTCGGCGCCCCCGCAACATATTCCGTCCCCTCTATCACCAAGATTGAACCGTTTTTTTTATCGTAATAAACATTGTCATATATCTTCAAATTATCGCTATTCGGATAACCGGGAATCGCATACACCGTGTTTGTAGGAGAATCCTTGTTGTAATTAATAAAGGATTCGCCCATCGGCCGATTTTTCATGAATAACATCGAAATGATAAGAACGGCCAATATTAACAAGAAAAACCAAAATGGGGTAATCTTCATATTTATTGTTTTCGGAATGTATAATGTATGTTACGAAAATATTATTTTGTGTCCGCGTTTTTGTTCCTCTACCCAAACAGAACGGATGCGCCGCAGACACCTAAACCCCGTGAAACAGGTTCTCCAAATCCGATTTCGAAATCTCCATAAACTGGGTGGTACGGTCCATCTTCGAATACCCAATTCTAAAGAGTTGGGATTCCTCCATATAAATAAACCCCAGGGTGTATTCCACCTTTTCCCCCTCGAATGTGAAAAAACGGGAGAACCGCCGCAACTGGCACGTCTCCGCGTCCAGCGCCACCAACACATGATAATAATAACGGCGATCTTCGTAAGAAACCAAATGACAGATAAACCACACCTCGTCACCCACATGAACACCATGCGTCGAACCGCGCAAAAATTGGAAACTGGGCGGCGTCGGCAACACATGTGTGTCGGTAAATCTTCCACTCACCGGATCAATGTCCCCCAAAATCAAGGGGTGCCACTGATATACGCATTTCAACCGGTCGGCGCGGTCCGTCATCAGCACCCAGTTTTTCTCAATCTCGCGCTGGTTTGACCGGTTCAACAATACCGACCCCACCGTACTACCCGGATTCTCGTCCGATACCACAATTTCCCCAAATTCCACCACAAAAGTATTGTATCCCAGTCCGCGGTTGGCCGTGTAAATCACCTTGCTTCCGTGCGAAAAAAGTCGGACATCTTCGAGCCCGACATACATGTTGTCCAACCGGGGGTTGTGCTGAAGACGGTAAGTCTCCGATACGTCGGGTACGCGCTCCGTACGGATGAGGTTAATGGTCTCAACGCGCTCGCGCTGAACATACCCACCCACATCATCTATGTAATAATTCACATGTCTCACGTTCACGATGGGAATGCCGCGGTGGAGAACAATGGATGGCGTGCTGGATCGGAATGTGGCGTCCAAACCCATGTTGATCGCGTCGTCCAAAACGTCCTTCAATTCTCTGCCCCCCACCGACATGAGTTGGGGCGAATAAAACTTGTAGTTGCTCAAGATATTGCGGGCCATAGATTCGTCCAACCCCGGATGACACATCACCTGGACACAGAGTTTGGGCAAATCGTACTTGTCCAAATTACAATAATATCCGATGATTGTCATTTCGTAATCCAACTTGAAATCGTAGACGTCGCGCTCCAAGAAGAGGAAATCGCCGACAGGAACGCGATCGCGCACCTTGGCCGCCATCTGATAAAACTGGTAGGCCAGACGATTTTTACCCATTTCTCGGTACATTTGGGTGATTTTAAACAGGTTCTCGATGCGCTCGGGGAAAATCTGGTAAGCCTCGAGCCATGCGTGAACGGCCATCTCGGGCTTTCCTTGTCGTTTATAACAATCCCCCATGCTGTACCAACTGTGCCAAATTTCTTCGTACCACCCCCCCAATGTGATACGCTTTTGGTACAATTGAATAGCCTCCTCGATTCTACCACCATCGCGCAAACTGTTTGCCAAATAAAAAGTATAACGGTCGTTGTTGGGCTCGGTTTTTAATGCGTCCGTCAATAGCTTCACGTCGCGCTCGAATTTGTCGGATTTGCTCCCCCCGTCGCCAACATCCGTAATAAACAACTCGGTACGCTCAAAATTCCCGTAGGTTGTCCCTTCGGGAACCTTGACATATTCGTGCGTGACACCCCAATATGTCATCCCACTACGGTGTTTCACAAACCGCACGTTTTTATAATAGAAATTGTCCGCACCCTGAAGAACGTGATGCGCCGCGTGAGCCCATAATTTCTGTTTTACTGCCGGGTCCCACGGCTCACGTAACACCATGTCCGCGTCCATTAACAATATATAATCAATATCCGACATGCTGTCGCACTCGCGGAGCGCAAATGTCCGGTTGTACGCGAAATCGCGAAAGGGTTCGCGGACAATTTTACCGGGAATCTTCCGCTCGTTGAAAAAAGATTCTATAACTGCTACCGTGTCGTCCGTGCTCCCCGTATCACAAATACAATAACAATCAATCATGCGGACCACCGACAACAACATACGTTGGATAATTTTCGACTCGTTTTTTACAATCATGTTTAGACATATCCGGGGAATCTGTGACATTTCGCGGGAGGGGGTAACGTATATTACAATAGTGGCGGCGTTTTATATTTTTTATGTGATTACAATATAACAGATAACAGATAATTCTCGGTCATATCCATGGCATTTACCCGATTTCGTGACGATCCCGCCAGAATACAAAAACAATTACAAGAATCGACGGATATTGGCCGCTACCGGCTCGAAATGCCCGGCCCCGGCAGCGCAGTACCATTTGTCGAAGATCCTCACATTCGCCTCCAGGGTTGGGGTGCCAACCTTCGTAACAACACCCTGGAACTGAATTCGAATTTGTTGGGCCTCGACCGCCGCCTTACACACGATGTGGTCGATTATCATTCCAAAACCCCCCTTTCCGTGGCCGGGGTTTTTCCCGTCCTGGAAAATGCGGTCGTCAACGAATCACGCGCATCTCATCCCGCTTGGATGTTTAGGGATTTAGAGCAAAACCGGTGGGAAACACCCTTACACCCTGTCCAGAACCACGTCTTGGTTCCATTTCCCTACGAAGTATCCACGCGCTTCGAAGAACGATATATACGGCGAAGCCGTTTTGAAGGGAACCAGGGTTGAGCTAGCCACCGCACATCTTCTGGGGGGGCGTGGGTTTCTCGGTAATATACTATAATATATTATAGTATATATTAAAATACATGGAAATTGCCATACCCCTGCTAGCCATTGGCGGATTATATGTAGCATCCAATCAATCGAAACACAAAATTCACGCCAAGAATGGGATCCGACCATCTGCCGAAAATTTTCAAGGTAGGAGCAACGGCTGGGGGGTCAACAGCGGCACCGATTTACCCAACAGCGACGTTCCCGACCGCAATTACCCGACGGAATATCCCGTCGGTGACGCCATCAAAGATCTCACCTCCAAATTGTCCACCGTCAACAAATATGACGGCGACTCGGCCTACACCGACAAATACTTTCATCCCGAAAAAAATGCCGACATTGTGGCGTCTTATGCCCCCCTCAACGACGGTTCCATGGGCGGAAATGCCGCAAGCTACACGTCCCTCACCGGCGAACAGGTCAATCAGGACTATTTTCGCCACAACAATATGGTACCCTTCTTCGGGGGAAATATTCGGTCCAGAAATGTTGACGCCAATGCCAATGAATCCATTTTAGACAGTTATGCCGGAACGGGGTCGCAAACCATCATCAAGAAAGAACAGGCACCGCTGTTTTCGCCCGGCGAAAACTACCAGTGGGCCAACGGTGCACCCAACACTACCGATTTCATGCGGTCGCGCGTCAACCCCAGCTTACGCATGGCCAATGTCAAACCCTTTGAAGAAGAACGCGTGGCCCCGGGCGTAGGGATCGGATATGGTAGCGAGGGTTCGGGCGGATTCAACTCCGGCATGTTGGCCCGCGACTTGTGGACAGAAAAAAATGTTGACCAAATGCGCGTTCTCACCAACCCCAAGGCCAGTGGTAACATGATTTTAGGCTACGAAGGCCCGGCCATTCACAATGTCACTGCTCGCGGGGAATTGGGCATCCAGGAAAAATATCGTCCCGAAACCACCTTTGAAATGGGACAGGAACGCTATTTGACCACCACGGGAGCAGTCAAAGGGAATTCGGTGCGCCCCGAACAAATTGACCGCTACACGACCCGCAAAGATTCTACTACCTCCTATGCCGGTGTAGCACAGTCTCAGCGGGGAGGCGGCAGTACAATGGAAGGCGAATACATGCCCACTCATCGCATCCAATTGGGAGCACAACCGGTTGGTACCGCGGGGGCCACGGGCAAGGGAGGGGCCACTACCTACGATTTTGGGGCCAATGGAACCCGGGCTTACCCTAACCAGCGGTCTACCACCCGCCGTGACGATTATTTTGGAGCAATCGGTGGGGCGTTTGGCGCCGCAGTTGCGCCCCTCCTGGATGCGCTGCGTCCATCGCGCAAGGAAAACACCATCGGTACATTGCGCCCTTACCAAAACCCGAAATCGCGCGTCGAAGCTTCCTACATGTTTGATCCCAATGACCGCCCGGCACCTACCATCCGCGATTTGACCCGCCGCGACGGGATTTACACCAATATTGATGCGGGACAACGCGGGGGCGCCTACGACATTACTCCACAACAACTGTTGGCTCAAGCCCGCGACACCACCAATGTGGCCTACACCGGTAATGCGAGCGCAGGAGAACGGTACCGCATGCCGGCGTCTCAGGCGGCGGAATATAACCAGCGTAACAACGACATCAAATCGTCCACCATTGACGGACGCATGGTTCCGGGCAACATGGCCATTTACTCGGGGGGCATTACCATGACGGGACGCGACAAGGACGCCATGTTAAAAAATACGCGACCAATGGGTCCCGTGGGACCCAGTCAAAGTGGATCGCTCTACAATTTCGGAGAACTTCAAAAACAACCTACCAAATTGGATTCTGGTATCCAGTTGGATCGCAGCAATCCGGACATTTTGGCGGCTTTGACGGGGAATCCCTACAATATCCCTTACCGGTCCAAATAATACGGGGAACCAAGGTTGCGAGCTTTGCTCGCTGACCGCCCCCTACGGGGGCATAACAATGAAAACCTACCTTGTCGCACCTAGGGAGCCGTATGCGAGAATAATTTATTCATATTAATGGCCTCCAAATTCTCACTTTGTGGAAGAAACAACTTCATCATGATTTCGTCGTCCCGAAACCGCACCGTGTATTCCTGCTGGATCTTGTTGCGTCCCACCCGCCCCATTGCCTGAATAATCTTCTGCTGCGTCATGTTCGCGAGATCTTTTCCGATGAACCCGTGACAAAACGCGTAATTGGTACCGTAAATGTAATCTGACGACGCCAAAATCAGATACAGCTTCTGCTCGTAGGCCAGCCGTTTCATGACCTCCATATACCCCGCATGGGGACGGTTGGTAAACATACCAATGCCCAGTAACAACAAAATCTTCATGTTGTTCTCTACATCCAATTCCATGATTTCTTTTACCACCGTGTCCGAAATATTCGGCGCGAATGCGTTTCCGTGGACGGCATTTGTCCAAAACTGCTGATGTGTAGGTGTATTGGGCACATACACATTATCCAAATTAACGGGCAAAATTTGGCTCCGTAGCGTGTCCAATTGCTGATTGAGACCGCGGATCTCGTAATTCTGCTCCTCCTTGCGGTCATCTTTGCGATCCTTTTTACCCGCCGATTTCGCACTCTTGTCCGCTCGTGGTCCCGTGTCCTCCTTGGTCGAACCCATCTTGTCCTCCACCTGCTTCTGAATCTGCTCCATTTTCTTCTGGATCTCGTTGTTGTGGTCGATCTTGGTGATGAGTCGGTCAAACACTGCGGGGGGTATTTTCGACGACTGGATGTAAAACTTGCCGACCTTTTCCACATCCTCCGCCAAGAAAATCGTGGGACCGTCCGTCAATGTATGAGCATCCCCCGTAGTCAACAGAATACCCGTGCCACTGCTTACCCGGGCCGCGGTTTCGCCCACCGTGGAAAAGCTATTATTCTTGGCAATGGCCTCTGTATTCCGCGTGGGTATCGTCTGGACACTCTGCGTTCGGTGGAGATTACCTCCCCCACGAACCGCCGCAGCAGGGGTCGCTTTTACAAATCGCGAGGCCTGAGACACTTGAAGTGCGCCGTGGATCTGCGGCCATTGGACCGCACTCAAATTACGAAATGTCTCCAAATAATACAATTTCAACGAATTCATGGTAATCTCCGAAATATCGGCGAAATAATTGTCCATGTGATATCGTTCCGACAACATATGCGGCTTTCGATGAATCTCTGACAAATAACGGATGATTTCCGGCAAATCAAAATATCTCAACATGGTCTTGTTTTGTTCGCAGTGGCGGATCGACACCATCAACTTGTCATAATCGGAAAACTCGGGAATGGTATGGGGCAACACGCAAAAACCGTCCTTGTTTAAAATGCCAATGGACTTTTTACAGTCGTAACTTTCAATGGTGTGAATTTCGGGGGTCTCTTCGCGGTCACCGAAACGGGTCCTGAAATCCGTGAGAGTATCCTCGATTTCTTCCTCTTTGGGCAACGTCGCACACGACAAAACCACCTTGGAAATTTTGTTGTTCGCCCAATTTTCGTGGATTTTTTGGTGGAGCGCGTGCTCCGCATAATCCATCGTAATGGTCGGCTCGTCCCAATAAGTCACAATCTTGGTTTCCTCGTTAAAGGCCAACATGTAATGCATGGCGGTCAAATAGGACTGGACGTCGCAAATCATGATTTCGACCCGGTGGCCAACACTGTTGTCCACTTTGCCAATTGCCCCCGACCGCTTGTTGATGGTATAATTGGCCGCCGCAAAGTAGTGGAGGCGGATGTCCGACGCAGTTTCGCAGCCAAACGCAAACGCGATCCGTTTACCCACCGAAATGGCGGACTTGGCC